GCGCCGCCCGGATGGGCTGCACCGTGATGGCCGCCACGTCCGCCGGTTGGTTAGGGTGACGATTGTCGCCCAGCGCAAACAGGTTGACGTGGCAGCCCAGCGCAGTAAGGCCGCGGGCCAGTTGGATGCAGATCAGGCCGTAACTATCACAGCCGTCTATTGATCCAGGAGTACAGACATTAATGATCGTCATAGGCTAGGCGGTCGGGAAAGTGATCTCTTCGACGCTTCGTTCCGGGTCAGCAAACAGCCCGAAGTAGGTATCATACACATTTTGGAACATGAACCGGCTGGCGTCATTGTCCTGTCCGTCAAGCCCGAAGTCCTGCTTCACGTATGACTGATAGTCGATCCCGCGGTACTGCTGGCTGATCAGATAGCCCATGCCGGCGGTCACACCGGTGTACGTGGTCGTCTTGCTGCCCCGCGTGCCCGTCCAACCATCATAGGCGATGACAGCGCGGATCATGTCGATTGCGCTGGATTGCCGTGCGATCCCTTGCTGCGCAACCCGTTGCAACGCCTTTTCGACGATAAACATCTCCGCGCTGCTAATGAGCAGGACATACGGGCCACGCCGTGGGTTGGTCGCATCGGTTTTGGCCGCCACGATGGCGTCCTCAATCGTCAGCATGAAGTCTTCGACCAAGGTGTCGCCGCTCGGATTCGGGCCGGTTTGATTGCCCGCGCCGTAGGCGAAATTGAGAATTGGCGACAGGTGGACATGATTGAGCAGCGCATTGTAGGCAATGCCGGCCTGGCGCTCGATAATCGGCACGCGCCAGAGTTGATTGTACGTAACCAAATCCTTTGAATACTCGATACCGACGCCGTAATGGCGGATGCGCACCGTGACTTCCGAACTGGTCACGCTGGCAAACTTGACCTCGCCACCCTCGAAGATTTCTTCCAGCACCACGCCGCCAGGGCCGATGCGAAAAACGCTGATGTTTTCCGGCAATGATGCGTCGCGGATTTCGTCGTAGATCGGCGTGTAGAGGATTGGTTCCTCATCACGCCCGGCGTCAACCTCGAAGCGCCGGCGCTCGTTCCACTCAGCGCCGAACGTGTCGGTGCCGATGAACTCATAGATTCGTCCGCCGTTCGGGTCGCGAATCTCACGCACCTGGTCTTGTAGGCGGAAGTCGCGCGGAAACGCAATTTTCGCGCGCTGCTTGGCCAGGTGCTCCTTACTGTAAATCTTGATCATGATAATCCCTCCCTAGCTCAACAGCGCGTTATGCGCAATCATAACGCCCGTGACGATATTATTGGCATCCTTCGCAGCCGTAGCCTTGAAAAACGCCAAATGGCCGGCCCCGGCGGACGTGGTGTAAGCCTCGTCGTCGGGGTAATGGCCGGTGACGGTGGCGACCGTGATGTACACAATCGCGCCCTTGCTCACACTCAGGCCAGCCGGCACTTTGAACTGATATTCGCGGTCATCGGCAATCAGCGCGATACTGTCGCCGCTGTCGCCAGACTCGCCCGCCAGACCAAGCCAAGTGTCCGCATAGATGACGCTGCCTTTGGCGACGGTGTAGAGCAGATCCACGTTGACGGCACGTCCATCTCCCTCAAACCAGGCATTGCTGCCCGCAACAGTTGTAGCCATAGTATCCCCCTATTTCGCCAGCCCAACGGCTGTGATAGTCCACGCGTTGCTATTCACGACATCCGCAAACAGACAGGCGGTGCGTCCGAACAACTGGTACTGCTTCAGGTCGGCAGTATCCGCCGCGTTTGCGCTCAGTACAGTCACCTGATCCACGTATGCCCCATCGATGTTGCTGATTTGGAGCTTGAGCGTGGTCGTGTTGACCGTCCCCTGGTCGATAATGTAATGCAGATCAACGGTGTTGTAACCGTCAATGTTAATGCAGACACGAGTGTCCTCAGTCAGTCCGGTGGGGCTGGCCCAGAAATTCAGCACCTTCGGCGCGGGCTGACGCGGGTACTGCGTGATTGGCGTCACGACTGCGACCGGCGCACCCTGCACGCTCGGCATTGGCGCAGCCAACATCGGTGCCAGCAACGCAATTGTCAGAACAATGGCCAGCAGTGGCCAGAAAAGTCGTTTGCTCATGGTTATGCCTCCACTTTCGGGATAACAAAATACTTGTTTCCGTTACTCTGCGCTTGCACAGTCGTGCGTTGTGCCGGCCCCATCGTCTCGCGCACGTGGGTGGCGAGCAGACCCTTGATCGCCTCGCTTTCCAGCACGGCCTTGACGGCCGTCTCGGCGTCGGCCACGGTGGCGGGATTGCGGGCTGCGACCAGCTCGGTGACGAGCGGGCGCATGGTTTCGAGCTTGACGCCGGCGCTCACCAGTTCGGTGATCTTCGTAGCGACGGCGACTTTCGCCTGTTCCGTCTGCGTGCGGCGCATCTCTGCAATGGCCTGCACCGGATCGGCCTTGTCGTCAACGCCCAGCGCCTCACGGATGGCGGCGACCTGTGCCACCTCCGGCGCGGGCTTGACTTCGGCAAGGATGGCGTTGCGCACGGTGGCCGGCAGCAATTGCGCATCCTCGACGGTCATCTCGCGGATAATTTGTAACTTATCCAAAATTACCTCCTCCTCTTGCGAGGAATCTTCTGTCATTTCGGTTGTTAAGTGCGGCACGCTGGCCAGGTCAGGAATGCCGGCCCGGTCGGCTGGGGCAAAGTCGATTTGTCCCAGCCTCAACGTGTCCGCTTTCATGCGATACGCTTTTAGGGACTCGTCCCAGGTGCCTTCGGCTTGCGCATCGATAGACGTGGCGATGGACTTGCTCAAAGCTCTGTATTTCAATATACGCTCTCTAGCGTCCTTTGAAACATAGCCCTTCCCCCAGATGGTATCACCCTCTCTCAGGGCACCCACCCAGTGAACGGCTTCCGGCTTAAAGGCCGTCGCACGTTCCGTTTCGCTCAGGTGGCCAAATAAGCCCGCTGGCTTGTTGGCCACCGTTTGGCGCATTAACTCCATTACAAAGGCCTCGTCATAATAGCGATTATTCAGCGACTTTGAGTTAACCTTCGCAATTGGCAACGTAATAAACTGTGGTTCATCGTCCCCGGCAATCAGGGCTGCGTAGTCCACATCCGGCGCTATCGGCACGTTGGGGTAGCTGCCGCGCAGTTCCGTGATAGCCATGATGTCGGTGAATGCACCCTTGAACTCTTGTACTCGTTCCATGTCTACCCCTTCTTGTCAGCTGCCGACTTCGCCCCTTGCGCGGTCAGCAACTTGTCAAGCTTTGCCTCGATACGCTCCATGCGCGCCGCGGCGTCCAGTAATGGTTGCAATGCGGCCTGCAATTTCTCCAGGCGTTCCAGAATGGCGGTAATGCTCTTCGATACCATGATGATCTCCTAACGCTTGCTTCCTAGCCATTCCCCGAGTTCCTCGGCTGGCACATCCCGATTCGCCAAAATACATTTGCAGTTTGTCCGGCATACGGACGCTTCGCCAGGCACCGGCAATTGACCGGCCATCGTCCAGCCCTGATCATAATAACCCACACAATCGTTACAATGCTCCGCTGCCCCCAACACCCGCCGTTCGATACTCACCATACCGGCTTGCCGTGGCCGGCGCTCGCGCTCTGCGGCCCAAAATTGTGTGCGGGCATTGCCGGCGTACAGGTTTGCCCGGTTCAGCGCCTGCGGAAGCGTGACTTTGCCCTCTTGGATTTCTAAAGCGAAATGTGTCAAATAGCGGTAGTCACTTTGCAACTTGCCGCCTACAGCGCCCCAGTCCCGCTGCGTCATCCTGTCCCATCCGCCGGCACCTAGCGCCCTGTTTTGGCTATGCAATTGCCGCAACTCGGTGCGCATCTGCTCCGTCCATACGCTAGGGCTGATCCGGCCCTCGTGTAGCGCTTCGGTCAGATTCGCCAGACTCTGCTCGCCGTGCCGCACTTGCGCATCCAGTTGGCTGACGATGTCGCGCCTGGCAACGAAGCGGCCAGAAGCGGCGCTGCGGTAGCGAGCGACGTTTGGCGAGAATGTGTAGCCGGGTAACAGGTCAGGCATTTTCCGCCCTTGCGTCCAAAAGCCGCTTGAATCTCGCCTGCACCGCCGGGCTGGCTATCCATGCCTGCCGCGCATCCGCTATCGCCTCGTCACTATCCGGCGCAGTCCACAGTTCGCCGGGCGACGGTATCCACGTAGCCGGGTCAGCGCCGGCGGGCAGGTGATCCAGCACCCAGCGTACAGAGCGTTCCGCTTCGGCCAAATCAAGCCCGATGTCCACGAGCGTGCGCAGTTGGGATTCAACCCATGCCTGATGTTGGTAGCGTTCAGTTGGCATCAATTATCCTCTACCTGCTCGTAGGTAGCCGCGAAAATGTCTGACTTGCAAGGATAAATTTCACCCTTCACCCCTCTAATGATCCACTCCCCGGAATTCGCACGCATTTTGCCCTCAAGCGTTTCAATGGTTAGGTACGGATTTTCGCCATCCTGAAAATAAACAACGCCGTTTTTAATGGCATCAACAATCCATTCGGGGTCTTCGGTCTGGTCTGGCCCACCCGTCCACAAAAACGCCTCAATCACAACCGGCTTTTTTTTGAACTTTGCCATCAGCGCACTATCTCCTTGACCTGCTCTAAAAAATCGTCAATCACCACCAGCCGCCGGCGCTGCGCTGCGTCCATCTCCTGGACTCGCGCCATTGTGTCCGCGTACTGGTTCAGGTTGCCGCTCATGTGTTCGGCAATCACCACGGCCTGGCGCATGGCCGTGGCGGCTTCGGCCATCTCGGTTAGGCGCATAATCGCGGCGTCCAGTTGCGCGGTGTCCGTCTCAACAATCACACTGCCGGGGATGAGTGAAACGGCGTGTAGGATGCGTTCGCTGAGACCATCCAGTAAGGCCGCTATCCTCGCCAACATGGCCGGCGTCAGGTCGGGCTGCGCCGGCTCGATACTCGCTTGCGCAAAATCCTCGTTCTCGGTGCCCCAAACGATGTACCCGCCGGCATCCCGCGCCGCCACCCCGCCCACGGCCATGTAGTGGCCGGGGATGGTCGTCTCTTGCGCCGCCGCCCAACCTGCGAACAAGGAGCGGTCAAGATTCAGGATGCGATAGCCGATCTTCTTGCCGGCGTTGCTGCGGCCGAGCCGGGCGTCGGCGGGTATACGTTGGGTCATAAGTTTAGTAAGTTATCACCATGCCCATGTCTTATATGGATACGGCCGCACAATGTTCGCCACAGCCGTGCGATCTTTGGTATGCACTTGGATGTAGTATCCCCAATTCTCACCGGCTTTCAGTTGCTGGCTGGCTGGCAGCTTGGCGGCGGCTTGTTGGATGAGTGCGGTGAGTTGCTCGAAATTGAGCAGGCTGCCAATGTCCACTGCTACGTACTCGGTGTACTCGTCATCGTGCGAGTAGCGGTCATGACGATCCATCGGATTCAGAAACATATCGCCTCCTAAAGCGTAATCGCGTCCGCTAACGGCCAGTCCCAGAGCAGGACAGCCTTTGCCGTAACATCATTCGTAAATGCGTCGATGGTGAGATCGACGATGGCGACCCAAACTGTGCCCGTTCCCGGCTTACGGGTATCGTGTAGGGCATCGATGGCGGTCATGACGAGCGTCTCAAACGCCGTCGCATCAAAATCCGGCAGCGTGACGCCACCGCCGCGCACCGGCGTCGCATCGGGATCGACATCCGGCGGCGGCCAGTCCCACAGCACGCCCGCGTAACAGACCGGCGTGCCCGCATTGGGGTGCAATTCCAAGTGTGCGATCCACTGGTCGTGTTCGCGTGGCCGCTCGGTTGCCGTGAGCAAATCAATGGCGTCTGTGACCAGGCCGGCCACGGCGCTAGCGTCCAGTGCCGGCAATGACATACTTCGTACCGCAGTGCCCATGTTAGTCTCCTATAATGACCGGAGCGATAGTCGCCTCGGCTAGAACACGATCTTCGACTCCCCAAACGATGTAGCCGCCGGCTAGCGGTACATCTACGCCGCCCAACACGATGTAGTAGCCTGGTACAGCCGTCTCCGCCACGTTGGCCGTGTCAAAGTGCGCGCTATCGTCGCCGTCAAATGGCCGGCGGTCGAGGCACAACACACGATAGCCCACCGGCTCGCCGGTATGACGCCGGCCCAACTGCGCGGCGGCAGCCACTTTACCCTTGCGCACGTCGCACGCCCCACTGCGCCGTCAGCCGGCCATCCGCCGCAATTTGCGGGATGGCGATGACCACGAAGCCGCGCTCGGCGGCCAGTGATTGGAGTGCCTTCAGGCACTCTTGTAGTTCGGCCTGCTCGGCTACGGCGAGCTTGGCCTGTAGTTCTTCGCGGGTTAGTTCGTCAGCCATTGATTCTCCTAGAGCCAAACGGCATGTAGTGTAATCGCGTACGTCAAACTGCCAGTGGTTCGTGCAACGGATAACTCGCCATTGGCTGCAACGGTAAATGTAAAACCATCTGTCCCGCCGTGGACCGTGACCACAAACGCCGCCCCGTTGGCGGCTCCGCCACTAAAACTATTAAATGTTCCATCGGACGCATACGATACACCTGTCAACCGAACACCTCGAACCACATCTCCCGTCCCATTCGGTATTATCGTTACCGCCGTCCCTGCGATTGCCGTCTTGGTCACAAACAGGGAGCCGCCTGTCCCGTCGTGGCCGTGGAGAATACCTTGCGGGCTGGTAACGTTGATGCCCACCAGTCCATTTTCGTCAATCCGTACGCGCTCCGTGTTATTGGTGTCTATTTGCAGCGGATGATTACTCGCTATCCCCACGCGCCCGCTTGACGCACCAGCCAAAAACTTAATCGTTGCGCCATCGCTGCGCTGCACGATAAACTCCCCCGCGACGCCATCGCCATAGACGTGCAGGAGCTGCCCGCCGGTGACGCCGCTAGGGCTGGCTGTGCCCATGCCGATATTGCGCCCGCCGTCCTGAATGAACATGCCTAAATTCCCGCCGTCATCTTCCAGGCGCAAGCCCGACGCGCTGCGCGCCGCGTAAATGCCGCCGCTGATTTTGCGCCCACTGCCTATGTCCCAATCGCCACTCAATGCCCGCGCCCCGCTGGCTAGTAGATAATTTGTCTCCGCCTCGGTCGCAATCGTGCCCAGGCCCAACGTGGTGCGTTGGGCTGTCGTATCGGCGTCGTCAACCAGGTTACGCCCTGCGGTCGTAAATGTGGCAAGCGAAGCCGTGCCGCTGCCGGTGAAATAGGGCAGACGATCCGCCGCACTGGTTAGGCCCGCTAAAGCCGCAAGTTCGGCATCCTGCGCCTGCACGTTCGTGCCGATGACCAAGCCAAGCGTGGTGCGCGCATCGCTCGCCGCAGCATCGTCAATCAACGACCGGCCAAATGTGGTCAGCGTTGCCAGAGCCGCGGTGCCACTCCCCGTGAAATACGGGACGCGGTCGGCGGCACTGGTCAACCCCGCGATGGCGGCCAGTTCGGCGTCAAGCGGCTGGTACGTGGCGCTGTGATCGTGGCCGGCCAGCGCGTAGCCTGCGCCTTCGACGCCGTCGAGCAGATCGGCGTCCAACCCGCTGCCTGTGCCATCCGCGGCCAACACAATGCCGAACACCTCTGTATCACGAGTAATGGCCGCATCGATACGCGCCTCGGCCACCGTGCCGCTGGTGATGTCCTCGCCGGCGTGAACGTGGACAAGCGGTGCGTAGGCTGCATCATGGTTATGGCCGGCCAGGGCGAAATCCGTCGAATCAAGACCGTCCAGCGTATCAGCGTCACCCGCTGCGTGCGTGTGGCCGGCTGTGGCGAAATAGTCCGTATCATGGCCGTCGAGGGTGTCGGCGTCCAATCCACTACCGTCGCCGTCAACATCCAGCAGCTTGGCTAGGATATTGCTGCCGGTGTAGTCTGCCAGTAGAACATATGTACCATCGTGATCATGCGCGCCAGTCGGCGCAGGAGCATTGCCGCTGCCGCCGGCGCTCATCATCACCGTTGACGGGCGCGGTAACGCAATCATCACAAAACGCCCATCAGCGGCGCGCCATTGCATGATCTGGCCGTCGTTGGCCTCGGTCAGCGGACCCGGGCCGTCGGGTAAATCCTGTAGGGTTGGCTCTAGGTGGGCAGTCGTCATAATGATTTGCGCAGCTCCCTCACTGCGTCAATGATACGTCCGCCGGCCAGCACTTCGATTGCGCTGCCGCTGGTCTGGCGTGCGTCGCCGTTGGCCACGATGCGCTCCGCGGCAGCCACGATGGCGGCCGTCTCGGCGTCGGCGTGGTGGCCGTTGGTGTAGACAGTGGGAGCCGGCGTCATCTCCATAATCTCACGCGTCGCCGGTTGCTGATTGCCCGGTGGCGGCTTCGTCGGCTGCACCTTCGCCATGGCCGTGGCCTGTTCCACCGCCTGCGCCTGGCGCTCTGCGCTCTCCTGTTGTGCCTGTTCCAGCACGGCGTCCACATCCTCCACATCGACCGGCGCGAGCAGCAATGCCGTGCGCATATCAAGCAAGCCGGCTTGCAGTGCCCAGGTGAGCGTATCGAGCGTGAGCCGCCCATCCTGCGTCAACTTCTGCCATTGCAGCGCCGGCGTTTCAGCGGTCACGCCTGGCTCGGTCAGCGACAAATAGCCCAGCGCAATCTCGGCAATCTGGGTCAGCCAGCCGGCCACCTCGCCTCGCCGCCCTTCGATGAATTTCTCAAAAACCGGCATTTGCGCGTCGGCGCTGGCCTTGCTGCTGGCGATGGCATTGCCGAACACAAATTCGGGTAACTCGGTGTGCTCCAAAATCAGGTAGAACATCAGGCCGAGAAGTACCTCGGTGTCGCCGGCGAAGTTGCCGGGGCTGGCATACTGGAACTCGGCCCCGCTGACCGTGAGCAGTTGCGACAGGTCAACAGATAGCGCCTGGTACGTCTCCGTGCTGCCATCGGGCAGTGTGTTGTGCTGCGTGCGGGCGTAGAGCGCCCAGAATTTATCCAGGTCAGCCACGGTC